TTGACATTGTGCATCGTAGTTTGTTGAAAGATGATTGTTATGGATTCTTAGACGCAACTTCTTATTCCAGACCTAGAAGTTTTACTATATCACTTCACTCAAAGATGAAAGATATTGATTATGTCAAAACTTTATTACATGAGTTAGTACATCTAAAACAATGGGTTGAGGGTTCACTTATATTAAAATCAGGTAGGACATACTACAAAGGTATGAATGTGAGTGATGTAAAATATTATGAGCAACCCCACGAAATTGAAGCATTTAAGTTACAGGAAGAACTATATATCATGTATAATAGAGATATGTGTAAGTCAGGCAAGGGAAAGTATAATTTTAAGAAATTACCACAATTCACTCTTTAGACAAATGCAACTCAAACACATCGAACATCCCGAAGATACTATCCTTACTGGAGACTTATCAGCAATTAATTGGTTTACTCTACAGGGTAAAGTATCACTCAAAATAGATGGTTGCCCTGCTATTGTATGGGGAACTAATCCCGAAAATGATAAATTTTTCGTAGGTACGAAATCAGTATTCAACAAAGTCAAGAAGATGATATGTCACTCTCACGAAGAGATTGATATATTATATGATGATAAACCAGACTTGGCAAATAAATTACACTTATGTTTTGATAATTTGGTCAGAACAGAGAATATTTATCAGGGAGACTTGATAGGTATTGGTGGCGATGACTACTACCAACCTAACACTATAGGTTATCTATTTCCATATAAGATAGAACACAATATTATCATCGCACCACACACAGAGTATGTTGCTACAGGAGATTCTCTTGTAGATACTCACGCAATACCACTTGACCATATACTTGAGAATGACTTGGACAAAGTATTGTATATTCAATGTAATGCTATTGCAAAGTTTCAAACATTTGTATATGATAGATGCCAGTTTGCAAAACAAATGGCAACTATGGTACAGTTTGTTGATGACAAAAAAGCACAACAAATTAAAAAAACTATCAATCATTGTATCCGTACAGGAATACCAATTACAGATGATGTAGTCAATGCTATATCACACTCACATAATATTGACCCTAACTTAATGAGACTTTGGAAGTTAGTTAAGTCAATTAAGATGGATGCACTTAAAAGGTGTGAACACGATGGATGGTGGACAACATTTGATGATGATGGCGAAATAGATGGCGAAGGTTATGTAATGTGGAACAGGTGGGGTATATACAAATTAGTAAACAGAAATCAATTTAGCAGATTAAATTTCCTAACGAACAATAATTGGGTCAGTTCATAAAGTGTCACAAGCTTTGTTGAAAAGCGATATGGATACACTATAATAAGTACATAACAAAGAAACCCTTATGAACTCAGGAACATCAAGCACAGAACTGAATGATATGTTCACAGACTTTGTGAATTATGTTGACAGTTTCTATGGTCAGAATGACCCTCTCTATCCTATGATGTCTCAAGAGACTAAACAACCTCTTACAAAGTATGACATTCTTAGAGCAACAGAGAACTACCTATCAATGTGTAGTGATAAGACCAACAAGTATTGCACTTGGGGGGATGGCGATTCTCTTGACAGAGAAAGAGTAAGAGACATTCTACTCGAAGAGTACAACTACAAGTTTGTAGGAGAGTAAGATGAAAGTAAGAGAACTAATCAAAGCATTGTCATACTATCATGGCGATGATGACATCACATTCTACTTCTTAAAGAATGACACACTAACCAACTGTCAACTTGAGGACATAGGTTTTTTTTCAGATACTATGGGTGTAGAGTTGACTATTCAAGATACAAGTGAAGTACAGGAGGAAGTCGATGTCTAAAATTAGAAGTGAATTTCCACAGACACCACTTAATCTGACTTTGAGAGAAGAGCAGATAAGTATTATCTTATGTGCGTTAGAAAATTCTGTCAAGTATGCTGATTCAGATTATATTGAAGAAGTTGACGAAATCTTTGAAGTCTTGGAAACAACTGTTGACAAGTTTTACAATAAGATTGAAAAAGCAAGAGCAAAAAGACCAGAGGAGGAATGGTAATGGCACTACACAAACTTGTGTTAGATGATATGGAACTAACAGCACTCATCACACACCTAGAGGGTCAGAGTGAAATGATGGTTGAGTCACGATTGAATTGTAGTGACCCAAGTGAACTACCAGATAGAGAAGAAGTGCTACTGAATCTTGTATATGCAAAGGCATTTACAATAGGTTGGGATGCAGACAAAGACCCTAACAATGATTTTGACATAATTAAAAATCAAGATAGGATATATCAAAACAAATTGTACCCACAAGTTTACGGACAAACAAAATGACAACATTAGATACTATTTCATACATTGATTGGTCAGCAAAAATACTGAATGAGCATTTAAAAACTGAACCAAAATGGTTGGCAACTTGTAGTAAAGTCAACAGATACACTAGGGCGGGTAAAGATGGTAAGTTTATCATTTGCCCACATTGTAATCAGGGTGCATTTGTGTTTCACTTTAGTTGGTCAGCACTAAACTGTCAACATTGTGACACTATGATAGAAAAAAATCAATGGAAGGTAACAGGATGAACCAATTTGACAATTACGAACTAACAACTATGGATTATGCACTTAAGTATTATCTTGAACATAATGAAATGCTTGAAGATGATGATATTGAATGGTGCAATATCGTAAGAAAGAAGATTGATACTGTCATATTAAGTCAAGCACAGTATGATATGGAGTGTGGTTAGGACAGTTAAATTACTGTCACATCACATTGTAATATGGTAAAATCTTTGCTATAATAATAGTAATTACAAAATGATTATGACCCCCGAAGAAAAGTATCGTGACCTCTACGAACAAATGTATGACCTATGTGAAGAACAGGGGTGGGGTGATCCATTTTCCTATGCAAGGTCAAGAGAAATCTACATGGCAGGTTTACTTGGTCATAAAGTTGCAGATGATTATTCTGGGGAAGATGCAATTGATGAAGATGGTGGTTGTGAGTACAAATCTACTATAGGTAAGAGTGTCAATGGAACTTATAATGGTATAAGTGTTCAAGATACTTGGGAACATCAAAAAAAATACATTGTAGAGGATAAAATTGGTAAATACCAGAATCACTACTATGCAAGATTTAAAGGAGGTAAAGTTGAAGAAGTCTGGAAGTTGGGTTGCGATGTTGTATTGGATTTATTATTACCAAAAATTAAGAAACAGTTTAATGAGGGAACATCACACAAGAAAGACCCTAGAATAGGGGTAAGTATTGGTCAAAAAGAGATAGAGAATTATGGTCAAAGAATTAGATAGTGGTAAATTAATGTTCTCAGGTGGTAACAACGATGAGTGTTACACACCTGATTATGGTGTCAAACCTATACTAAAGTATATTCCAAAGGATGCTATAGTCTGGTGTCCTTTTGATACCATTGATAGTGAGTTTACTAAACAAATATCGAAGCAGAATAAAGTTATTGCTACTCATATTAGTATGGGTATTGACTTCTTTGACTTTGAACCAGAGTATTGGGATGTTATGGTATCAAATCCACCATTTACAAATAAGAGAAAGTATTTTGAGAGAGCATTATCATTTGGCAAACCCTTTGCATTGATTATGACAAACACTTGGTTGAATGACGCAGCACCAAAACAGATATTTAAGGATAAGGATTTACAGTTGCTTATGTTTGATAAGAGAATGAAGTTTATTAGTCCAGATGGTAGAGATAATGACAAGATCACATTCAGTAGTAGTTACTATTGCTATAACATACTACCAAAACAAATTATTATGGAAGAGTTGAATGTGCCACCTAAAAAAGTGTCTACGAAGAGTGGAAGTATGGCAGTTTTACCACTATAATAGGTATATACAAAGGAAAACCCCTTATGTCTAAATCAAAAAAACAACTCAAGAAAGACCTTAAGTATCTTAAGAAACATCTTGACGATAATAAAGAAATTAATCAAATTATCGAACACACAAAAAAAATTGGGATTTCATCACAATATTTTTGTGAAGAGTTTGTGTTCATTCCTGATGGAGAAACACCAGAAGAATGTGCAAGATTCCACGATGTTGAATATCTTGATATTACAGAGTTCAACTATCATCATTGGATAAGTAACAAAATGGAGGACTACTAAAATGACCACAAAAACAGACCCTAATCAGAACTATACAATCAAAGAGTTCTACATCAAAGTCAAAGGAGACTATGGTAAAGAAAAAATTGTTAGAGTCAACGATTCGGGAGACAAGTTGCTTACCCTTATAACTGATTTAGGTTGGGATTATCAGAGAATGAGTATGAGTGGCAGACAAGTCTATGACGAAATACAGCAACTTCTTGGCACGATTACAGAAAACGAAGTTTATATGGAGATTTAAAAATGATTACACCTAGAGTTAAATTAGAAACACAATCTTTTACCTATGTCTCACGCAATACTGGTAAAGAAGAGTTGATTAATCTGAATGAGAATCAACTCAACGCATTGAGAGAGTTCTATGTTGAGCGATTTGTTGACAATATGGAGACACAGGACTTGGTTCAGTATGTTACTGACGATATGATGAGGTATATGGAAGCATTACCAGATAATGAAGTCATTGATGAATGTCTCAATTATTGGGATGATATGTTCGATGAAATTATCGAAGATGTCAAAGAGTTTGAACAATGTGATTTCAAAAAAACCATAGATGACAAGAGAGAAGAGTACCTTGATAGTCTATCAGAGGGTAAAGACTTTGACGATGACTATGGTAGCAAAGTTGATGCACTTGTGGATATGATGGGTGTGACAGATGAAAAAGAGTCCACAGTTCACAGACGCAAGGACTTGGATTCGCTATAATAGTAGTATAACACAGGAGAAACCCCTTATGTCAAAAGAAATGTTATTTTTATGTGATGTGTATGATGCTTGGTTACACAAGAACAAACTACCACATAGAAGTGCGTGTGATATTCTTTACGGAGAAAATGCTTGTAAACTCACACCAAATCAAGCATACTGGTTAGAAAGTTTCATCGCCACTTGGGATGTTATTGCGGAGCATTGTTAAGATGATACCAACAATTTCAGTTCCCTTTGATGGCGATGAACTCTATGAAATCATCAAACTCTATGACATATTGAGAGATATGGACTTTGAATTATCAGAAACACAAGTCGAAGTGTTTGAAAAACTACAAGACGCAGAAGTCAACGGAGGATTTTTCTAATGAAAGAATTTAGTTTTACTGTTACTAAAACAGGTTATATAAATGTTGAAGCAGACTCAATTGAAGATGCTGAAGCAAGATTACAGGAAAATTTTGGTCACTACTATGTAATTACTGATACTGGCGAAGAATTGTCAGATGGTTGGGAAAGCACAGGAGAAGTAGAATTAGAGGAAGAGTGTGCATTTAATGATTATGAGGAGGATTTCTAATGGCAAAAAAACAGAAAGAGCAAACCACAACCATTACTCTTACAATGAGACAGTATAATGAGTTGGAGGGAGTAATTAGTAACGCACACTTTGGCGGATACTACTACAGACTCAAAGAAGAGCGACCCCAAGATGTAAAAGATTACAAAGAGTTGTATGATAAGATTTGTCTTGCAGGGGACGATTTCGATTACAGGTGGTGCTAATGGAATTACCAACAGAAACACCATTTTTGATTACAACAAAATTTGAAAAGTATGCTACTTACAACATAATGGCACGGAGTAAAGAACACGCAATCTCAAAATATGAAAATGGAGAATGGGATTTTGATGATTATGAATGTGATTATGAAGAGTACAACGAAAGAATTGTTGAAGTTGAAGAGCAAGACATTTTCGATCAAAAACAACTTGTACTAGAGGGGGTATTATGAAAGAATTTAGTTTTACTGTTACAAAAACAGGTTGGATTCATGTGGAAGCAGACTCAGTTGAAGATGCTGAAGCAAGATTACAGGAGAATTTTGGACACCTCTATGTAATTACTGAAACTGGCGAAGAATTGTCAAACGGTTGGGAAACCACAGGCGAAGTAGAAGAGGATCCAGTATTATGATTAAATCATTGTTTACAAAAGAACAACTACAGGATCTAAGAAAAGAATTCGTAAAATTCAAACTTGCGGATATGACCTCTGAAGATTTGTTTGCGTACATTCGGGACATTATGATGAATGAATTAATTGATCTTGAAGAGGATGAGTTAAGGGATGAGATTGATGAGTACGATGAGTACTTATATGAAGTTCTTGCACCTTACGTATTAGATCAGGAAGGTTCGTGGGAAATTATGCAAGAATATATTCAAGATAGACAGGAGCAATGGTAAACTAGGCAAGGATCTATGGTTGTCCCAGTTTAGGTCGAAATCTTGATTTGATCCCAAGATCGTAAATCCTATCTGAGAAATTACGTCCTGTAAGTCCTAATGGGTGTATGAAGAGTAGTCCTAGGTCAACATACTTAATGGTAGTTCAAACAGTTGCGTACTCAGCTACCGCCCAACCACTTTATAAAGTGTCACACACCCCCTACACAGGGGGTTCTCACTTGCTATAATAAAGGTATGAAAAACACACACCTAGAACACCCAGAAGACATGATCCTAACAGGAGATTTATCCGTGTTAGATTGGTTTACTGGTGGCGGTCACGTATCATTAAAATATGATGGTGCACCCGCAGTAGTATGGGGTAATCACCCTAAGACTCACAGATTTTTCGTGGGTACTAAAAGCGTCTTTAACAAAGTAAAGATCAAAATTAACTACACCCATAGGGACATTGACGCAAATCATGATGGAGAAGTTGCAAAGATTCTTCATGCGTGTTTAGACCACATACCACACCATCTAGGTTATATGGTTTTTCAAGGTGACTTCATAGGATTCGGGGGGAGTGACGAATATAAACCGAATACCCTTACCTATAAATTTCCCGAAGTGGTAGATCAAAAGATCATCATTGCACCTCACACGCAGTACATCACCACACAATGCACAGATAATCTTGCTAATGCTGTTGCATACCCTATGAAGTCTTTTCCCTATTATTACAACTGGGAAAAAATGGACGAATGTTTGTTCGTAGGAACTAAGGTTAGGGAGAGAGAAAACGATCCGATTAGTAACTTGAAAAAGTCTATTGACTTTATTCGACATATGGCAGGTGGGATCCAGTTCGTGGATCAGAAAACTGCTAATGAGTTGAAGAAACAAATAAATAAGGATTATAGAGAAGGAAGAGAAGTGGATCCTAAAAACTATGGGGTTCATGGCAGATTGATAAATTACTGGAAGTTAGTGCAGGAAACTAAAGCGGACGTTATGAGTAGATTAACTCACAGCGATCCAGTACAGGCATATCTTGGATATGACAAGCACATAGGCGAAGGATTCGTAATGACTAATAAGTTCGGTATGTACAAATTAGTTTACAGACATATCTTCTCATATGCAAATTTTAATAGTGGTCGCTTTGTGCCAGTTGGTTAAAGTGTCCACTATTCGTTGAATTGGATCTATGATCCATTATAATAAGAACATACACACGGAGGCAAATGCCAAAACCTGAAATTCATTACTCGCACTCTTTCGGAATGGGATTCTGGATTGCTGAAGATGGACTTCTTATGAGTTGTCCCGCAATGGAA